GTATTGCCAACCTTGTCGCAACCGCAGCAATGTCAGCAGCTAATATCGCAAAGATAGCAGCAACACAATTCACTTCAACAAATGCACCGGCAGCACCATCTACTCCAACGGGAGGTAGTATGCCTGATACATCGGTATCAGCATTCACACCTGGTAACCTATTCGGTCAAGGTAACGATCAGAACAATGTTGGAGGTCAAGATACCAACCAAAATATCACGGTGACTGCGGTAGTAAGTGAAACGGAAATAACTGCAACACAAAACAACATATTGAAAATCCAAAAATCAGCACAATTATGATAAGTTATCAAGCATTAACCGATGAAATCATCGCATTCTACAATGCACATTTGCAAGTTAAAAAGGTAGGTACTGATTTTAAGGAGCAGTTATTCAACTTCGCAACCAAAGACGAGAAGTATCCTCTTGTGTATGTGGTCCCTGTGGACGTCATTGCAAGTGATAACGTGAACTTATTCAACCTTGAGATATATTGCTTTGACATCATCCAAAAAGACCGTGCTAATATCACCACAATTCTCTCGGATACTCAGCAGATTCTCAATGACCTTTATTTGAACTATACCTTCTCGCTGACTGACACTGATTTCGATGTGGAAGGATTCCCAACATTCACACCATTGAACAATGACTTACTTGATTACGCAGCAGGATGGTTGATGAACATTACTTTTGTGCTACCTTCATGGACTGATTGCCAAATTCCTGAACAAATTGGTAACTAAACTTAATATATAAGTATGGCTTACAAAAACACCGGTGAATTCAATATCAAATATCCTACAAGAAGAAGGGTAGCTAATGTATTGAAAAAGATTATTCTTAGTGAGGGATTGATTGATACATCAACCTTATATGATTCAGTGCGTATCAATGCCAAAGTAACTACCGAAGGCAATCTTCGTATTGAAATACTCGCAGCATATTACTTCGGATTCCTAAACAACGGTACAATCACCATTGCTCCCTTCCATTTGGTCCGCAAATTCAACACTCAGCTCGAACAAAGTGGATTGATATCGGAAATGTACGGGCAATATGTGGCTGATGTAGCTAAAAAGTTCCCTATCCTGGAGCTTGGTGGATTGCTTCGTAAAAAAGTGAAAGTGATATACGATTTCAAACCTCTATTTGGAGAGTTTTGGGATGCACTTGATTACTAAATTTCCAACTCTTTTCTCATTGCAAGGAAATTGAATATCAACACAAGTTTTGTATCGGTGATTGCATCGAACTTGGAAAGGTCACCATTACACATGGTCCATATCAACTGCTCCCATCCCCACTTGGATGACTTCTTTTCCTCTTCCTGCTCTTTGCGTTCTTCGGGATCACTTACTTCTTCATCATCCTCGAAAGATTCAGTCATCAGATTGGCATGACTATCAAGGAACGATTGACGGAACTGAAGGTACTCAGGTATCAATCCGAATACCGAGGTGATTGGATACTCATCGAAGAGATGCACCCGTTCGCTTGATTTAAATTTGTACGGTTCTGTGATTACATTCCCCCATTCATCAATGGATGTCTTTCGGTAAAGGATGGCACAAATGTTTCGCAGATTCTTGATATAGTCATCGGTCACGAATCCCTCCAATGTAATGAATTCACCGAGAGTGATATCAACAAACGGCTTGAGTTTTAATTCACCAAGTTTATGAGAGTAATGTTTGGAAGGCTCAGAGGTCATCCATTTCAATTGCTTGGTGATGTCCTGAAGCTCGTCAAGTTCTATATCATCGAAGTCCTCAATGGGAAGGTCAGAGAGGATGGATAGCACATCGGTATTGTATTGCAGTGTACCATCCTCAATGTTTAAAGACCTTATCTCAATGAATTGCTCAATCGTTACTTGGCTCCACTGCTTCGGGAGATTCAGTTTTAGCATGAGATGCTATTTTTTCGGTAACATATACCAGGTAAGGAACTGCGATTTCCGCTTTCAATTGTTTGAATAGCTTGGATTTATGCTTCAAATGTGCTTCGGCATAGTGCTCAGTGGGAGTCAAGTCAGTTCGTTTGAACATTAACGCCAACAAATCACTTATCCAATTGTGTGACTTGCGACTGATAATCTTCTCAATCATTTTGGTATCCTTCACTGAGAGCTTCAATTTACCTTCATAGGTATATCCTTCCAATTCAATCGACTCAACTGCATCCTTCTTCTCATATTTAGTTGAGTTGAATTCCTTTACTTTGTCAATAAATTCGGAAAGCTCCACATCATTCTCATCCCATTCGGATTCCTTCACACCGAAGTATTCAAAAATCTTGATGTATCGGTCGATGTTATCAAGCTCTTGGTTGTTGGTGATTTCGGTTACTTTCTCGAATTGTTCAATGGTCAATTCATCCATTCGGTTGGGGATTTCCCTTTCAAATATTTTTATCATAAGTGTGATTTATGAACAAATATACAATTTTCTTAATATATACATGACCAAAGATTTGCCAATTTACAAAATCACTATTGATCCCGAATACTCCGATGGAGAAGATTTGGGGATTGAGCAGATTGCATTCACCTCACAACCTGCAATCAAGGTTAAAGGTATGGCATTCAACCAAGCTGAGAGAATGGTATTCGCAGATGATTTGAAGTATCGAATCACCGCACCGGCAATGATACCAATGGAGATATATCGCAAGGATGATGAACAAGGTGAATACTATGTTCAGTTTTCAGAGGAAACAATCGCAAAGATTCATGAGAAGTTCATGAGCGACCTCCGCAATCGTGACCTATTCAACCTGGAGCATGATACATCCAAGACAGTTCCTGCGTATATTCTTGAAACATGGGTTGTGGACCAACCAAAACAAGACAAGGCATTCTCAACATTCGGTATTGATGTGCCAAAAGGAACATTGATGGTGACTGCTCAGATAACTGATAAAGAGTATTATGCTGAATTGGTTGCCAATGACCAGGTGGGATTCTCAATTGAAGGATTCCTTGGTTTGAAATTAAGTAATCAATTAAATAAATATAACATGAACAAATTACCTGATGGGGAGCACTTAATCGATGGCAAAATCTACGTTGTAGTAGATGGCGAAATCATTGAGATTAAGGATGCACCGGTTGCCGAAGAGGCAATGGAAGAGGTTGCACTTGAAGAAGTGGCACTCGAAGAAACAGTTGTTGAGGAAGAAGCTCCTGTTGTTGAAGATGCAGTTGAGGAAGAAATGGCAATAGATCCTGCATTGGATTCAGAAGCTATCCTTGCAATCGTTACACCAATTCTTGAGGAGAGAGAGAAAGCAATCATCGCATTGATCGCTGACCTTCGCAACCAAATGGAAGAAATGTTAGTCACTGAAACTGAAGATGAAGCGGTTGAAATGACTGAAACAAAATTATCCACACATGAGAAGTTCAGTGCGGTTAGTAAATTTTTAAATTCTAATAATTAATATACAAAACAAAAACAAAACAAAATGAGCAGAAAATTAAAATTCGACTTAGACATTGACGCATCAGCGTTATTGCAAGCAAACAGCGAGGCATTCTATTCTCGTGCGTATTTACAAGAAGAAACGGTTGATAACTACCGTACACTTCCAGGTATCAAATACAAAACTAAAATTTCCAATGTAACATTTGGTCAAGTTTTACAACCTGAGAACTGTGGATGGAACGCATCAAATGATGAACTTGCTTCAGTAGAAGTTGACGTATGTGGATTGTCAGCAATGGCAGAAATTTGTCAATTCCAATTAGAGCAATCATTCGTATCATTACAAATGACAAAAGGTTCAAATGGTGATTTCACTGTTGCTTCTTTCATGGATTACTATTGGGGAGAAATGGCGAAAACAATCGCTGAGAACGTAGAGAAATTACGTTGGTTAGGTGATACGGATTCTGAGGTTCCTGCATACGCATTGTGTGATGGTTATGTAAAAGGATTGGTTGCTGATTCAGCTAACGTGATTGATATCGCTTCACCGGTTGCTATCAACGCAGGTAACGTACTTGCTAAATTGGCATTGGTTTACGCTGCAATTCCTGCTGCGGTTATCGCTAACCAAGAAGAGTTGAGAATCTACGTATCTACACCGGTAGCTATGGCATATCGCGCTGCGGTTGCTGCTGCGAATACTCAAGCCAACTTAACTCAAGCATTGGATTTCTCTTACTTAGGTATCAAAATGGTAATGTGTCCAGGAATGGGTACAACATCCAAAATTGTCGCTACGTTACGCTCAAATCTTATCTATTCCTTCGATGCTGAAGGAGATGGTAAAGCGTTGAGAGCTATCAACTTAGCTGATACAGTTGCTGAGCCGGTTATCCGTACTCGTGCTAACATGAAAGTTGGATTCACTCACGTTAATGGTAACGAGATTGTATTCTACAATTCAGCTGCGTAACATATTCTTGAGGGGATGAAATACTCCCCTCTATTTTTCAATATTTAAAACAAACAAAAATGGCTTGTGAAAATTTAGAATCCATAGTTAAGTCGTGTGACAATAACAGTGGTGGGATTTTCAAGGTATATATCAACCAACAAGATAACATCGATGGCATCGAATTCGCAGGTGCACCAAATACTTGGACAATCGATACAATCAACTTGATCGTTGGTGGTGATTTATACACTGAATTTGAAATCCGAAGAAACACCGGAAGTTACACCGAAGATGCAGCAATTGACCTTGTCAATGGTTCATCATATGTAACCGCAACAATCAGCTTGATGTTTCACCGCCGTGACCAATCTAAGTCACAAGCAATCAAAGTGCTTGGTGCAGGACAACAATACCTGAACGCAATCATCTTGGATGCGAATGGTAAATATTGGTACTTCCCATACTTACAATTGAGTGCAGTTGGTGAAGGTTCGGGAACTGCTCGTGCAGATGGTAGCAAATACTCAGTGACATTGATTGCAGAGAATGACTTCCTTGCATACGAGGTAACTGAAGCAGCAGTATTGGATGTGATTGCTTAATCATTATCTAGAAAAAAAGAGAGCCATCCACTAGGGTGGCTTTTTTTGTGAACATTTTTCTATGTTTTCTTAATATAATAGTATGATTTACATTGATAAAGGTGAGGTTAATTCAATTGTGCTGACTTTAACAGAGGTGAGCACCCTCTCGAATCCGTATTATTTGTTCGTTTTTGAGAATGAAATGGATACAACCGATGCTCCAATCCTATTCACCACCGCTGACATCTCCACTTGGAAGGAAAGATTCAACCTCTTCCTATTGGATGAACCGGTTGACGTGACATTGGTCAAAGGACAATACACATATTCAGTGTATGAATCAACAATTCCACCAACATCTATCCAGGACACGACGGGAATCGTCATTGAAGAGGGCAGAATGGTTGTAAGTGGTGCAATACAAAACTCAATCTACGATTAAACATGGCTTGGTACGACCGATTTATTGGAACAAAACAACAATCACCTGAAGTGGTGGAAGGATATCAGTCCTTCAGTACACCATTCGGAAGAATTGGCTCAGGGAATTTATCTCTTCCATATGTGAATGGGAGGCATCAAACAAGTGGATGGATTCCATTTGGTGAAGCGAATCTTTTTCCAAGTATATTGAATCAATTGGTGTATTCATCACCTCTCCATGGAAGTATCGTGGATTACAAGACCAATGCAGTAATTGGTGGAGGGATTGAACTGAGAGCAACAACCTCAACACCTCAAGAGCTTCTTGACTTATATACATTCGAGAAGAAATCTCACCTCAAAAAAACAGTTCGGATAACAACCGAACAATTGATTGTGCACAATCGTGTTTACTTCAAATTGTACTTCGATGAGAAGATGAAGCTCACACGCATGGAGAACGTATCTCCGGACAAAGTGAGAAGAGGACAAAATCCAAGCAACTATTTTATTTGTGATGATTGGGCATCAAGAATCGATGTGCGTGACATTCAAAGATATCATCCAACTTGCTCAGACCGATGCCAATTATTTGTGTATGAGGTTGAGTGTTTAGGTCAGGACTGGTATCCATTGCCGAAATACACAAGTGCTTTGAACTTTGCCTACCTTTCGGGTGAGTTAAGTTACTTCGCAAAATCCAATATTCAGAACAGTGTATTCCCATCATTCGCAATGATGTTCCCTAAACGACCACAGTCGGAAGAGGAGAAAAATGTTCTTCGTTCTACCATGGACAAGATGAAGGGAGCAGCGAATGCAGGTAAAGCGGTTGCTTTCTTTGCCAATTCTCAAGACCAACTACCGAAGATTGAAAGCATTCCAACCAATCAAAACGATAAACTATTCCAAGAAGCATCCGGATTGAATACTGAGCAGATTTGTTTCGCTCACACAATAGATCCGATACTGATGGGAGTTAGAACAACGGGTTCCCTTGGCTCAGGTAGTGACATCAAACAAGCATATGTGATATTCGAGAAGAATGTAGTGATGCCATTGAGAGAGCAGGTATCTGATATCTTCAATGAGATACTTCGCATTGCAAAAGTCAACGCAGATTTCATGGTCAACAACTTCCAAATCATCAATGAAACAATCGTTGAGGTGGAGGGTGATGCATCCAAAACTCAAGACGCATTGAATGCCATGAGTCCATTGGTTGCGACCAAGGTACTTGATACCATGACACCAAACGAAGTGAGAGCATTGGCATCGTTACCTCCATTAGAGGGAGGAGATGTTATTGCAAGTAATCAACCAATAACACCTCAAGCATAATGTTGTACTTTATCACTGAAACCTACCTCAAAACAAATACACCAATCACCGCCAATGTGGATGTGACTGATGTGACTCCATACATTGCTACTCAAGCACAATTGAGAGTGATGCCAATACTTGGAACTGTCTTTTATGACCACTTACTCGATGCATACAATGCTCAGACATTAACACCTGAAGAAGAAGCTCTTGTTCTATTCATTCAACCGGTTGTTGCATGGCGTTCAGCAGAGGATGCAATCTTCGGATTGACTTATCAACTCAAGAATAAAGGACTTCAACAACAGTTCGGTGATAACTCATCAAGTGTATCTCGTTCAGATGTTGCATTCGGGATGGAGCACTATGCACAAAAGGCATCATTCTTTGAGATGAGATTGATTCGATACCTGGTTAAAAACAAAGCGGAATTTCCTTTGTTCACATCACATGAGAATCGTGATACTGACCTTCGTCCGCAGATTGATTGTCATATGTGCGTGGGGAATTGCTTCATGAATGGAACTTGGACGTGTGGCTATCCAACGGATAACGGTTACAACAATTCTATCCTGGTATTATGAGGCAGAATGCGTTGATATTACTTGCATCATTTTGGGCGGTACTTTCACCGGTTATGCCAATGATTTACTTGGCAATGTTAGCCATCACAATTGATACCTGCTTCGGCATTTGGCGATCAGTGAAGAAAGGTGGATGGAAAGCCTTCCAATCTCGCAGATTATCAGACACAATTTCCAAGTCATTACTTTACGGAGGAGCAATTATGTTCACCTTCTTGATTGAGAAGTACATTGCGGGGGATATCATCGCTCAGTTCATCTCTATTGAGCTAATTATGACCAAAGTATTCGCATTCTTTTGCGTGATGGTGGAGGTTAAGTCAATAAACGAGTCATATGAGAGTGTGACAGGGAAGAATGTCCTCGCAGCATTGCGTAAATTTATCACAAGGACCAAAACAAACTTAGACGAATTCAAATGACATTAATTGAAAAGTATGTGAAGTTCACAAAGAAATGGGAGGGCGGATTGAGTCGTGATAAATCAGATTCGGCATCATCCTATCCATGCCCAACACCATTCAACGGTAAAACGGGATGGCATACGAATGCGGGAATCACCTACAAAACTTGGTCAGGATTTTACGGAGTAGAAAACGACCATAGATTCTATACGATGAATGCTTCCGATTGGTTTTCAATTTTTAAAATAGGCTATTGGGACAAAGTAAAAGGTGATTTATTTACGTCACAAAATATTGCAATATTTGTGACAGGAATGGCATGGGGAAGTGGTTCCAAACAAGCAGGAAAGTCGCTCCAGGTAGCAATCAATCACTGTGGGTTGTTGTGCAGTATAGATGGGGTAATCGGAAATAAAACGATTAACGCTGCAAATGCTATCAATCCAACACAATTATTTGATGAATTAGTAAATGAAAGAAAAAGATTCTTTTACGCAATCGCAACAGGAAAAAACGCTAAATTTTTGAACGGATGGTTAAACAGGTTATCAGATTATCAAAAAACTTTCAGACCTTAATATCTTGTATCGCAATTTGCGTTATCATGGTATCATGTTCAGCAGAACACCATCTGAATAAAGCAATCAAAAAAGGATACAAATGTGAGGAGGTAGCAGATACCATCCGCATCACATCGGTTGATTCATTCCCCGTGATCGTGAATAACGAAATTGTGTGGACCAAGTACATCACTCAGAAGGATACCGTAGTAATGTGGAAAACTCAGTACATTCCCAAAACAAGATGGGAGAAGAAAATTGAATATAGATTGAAAAAAGATACTATCCGCCAAATTCAAAAGGTGGAAGTTGCCAAATATAAGAGCGAGAAAAAGTCGAAAGCAAATATTTGGTTGTTTGTCATAGGATTTGGACTCGGAATACTAACCAAATACCTTCTTAAATATGCTAATAAAGCACTCTAAAAACATTCACGAGCTTCACCTTGATGGAGAAACCGTACAACTTGCAATGATGTCCGACCTCCATTGGGACAATCCAAAATGTGATTGGGATTTATTGAAGAGGGATTTTGATTACTGCCTTCAGAATGATATCAAGGTAATGTTGAACGGAGATACATTTTGCTGTATGCAAGGGAAATGGGACCCAAGGGGAACGAAGTCAGATATCCGACCTGAGCATAATAATGTTAGATATCTTGATTCAATCGTTGAAACTGCGGTTGAATGGTTCTCACCGTATGCACATCTAATAACTGTTGTTGGATATGGTAATCATGAGACTGCGATTATTAAACGCCAAGAAACCGACATCCTCCAAAGATTTGTTGACTTGCTTAACTACAAAAATGGGAGCAATGTGATGACAGGAGGTTATGGTGGTTGGTTAATCATTCGCCAGCAATACAATACAAGCTCATGGTCCACAACCAAGGTGAAATACTTCCACGGATCAGGCGGTGGGGGAATTGTTACCAAAGGAGCAATCAACTTGACAAGGTCACTCGAAATGTATGAGGACTTCGATGTCTTTACCATGGGGCACATCCATGAGAATGCGTGTCGTAATGATGTCAGAGATACGGTTGTTCATTCACCGAAGCATGGATACTTGAATCACCACAAGAACATTCACCTCATGCTCACCGGAACGTACAAAGAAGAGTACGGTGATGGCTCCAAAGGATGGCACGTTGAGAGAGGAGCTCCCATCAAACCAACCGGTGGAAGAATTCTCAAGATAAACGCCAAAGAAATTAAGCGTGAAGGGATAAGAAAAATGCACAAAAGTATTGATTCAATCAAATTTCCTTTGTAAATTAGCACCTCATTAGCGTGTGTAATTGGGGGTATCGGAAACGGTACCTCTTTTTTTATGGGTATAACCTTATGTTTCATATCGTTTTTTCAAGTTATAACCTGATATTGTGTCGCATATTTAGCAGATATTTGCGACATTCCGTCCCAAATTTGTCCAGTTAATTGGACTAAAAACTTGACATTTTACCCTTATTCTATTACAAAAAACGTCACAATTTACCCTTATTTTGTGACAAACATTTACCACTATTTTGATTTATTGGCTTTTGTATAGTCAGCCAAAAGTATATTATAGTATGCATTTTGTGGAAAAATTCATGCATTAACATATTATAATGTGTCTTATGGTGGACAAAACCCACACTTTTGATTGTTATAACATAATTTATTATACGCATTGATACGCATTGATACGTAAAATATACGCAATCGGGTATAATTAAGTGAATTTACTATACATGAATACCTTATCGGGTATAGCATTCACAATTAATTTTGTTGAAAAGTGAAAAAAAAGTTAAAAAAGTTTTGCAGTTATGAAACCTTTTATATCTTTGTGGGGTAAACAATTAAAAACAACGCTATGAAAAAACAAGAAATTATTGATTTGATTATTAAACAAGAACGTGAAATGTGGAATGACCTTTTAGAGTGCGTTCATAAGTTAGGTACTGACGACCCATTAACAGATTTAGCATCTGCAAGGTATGGTACTATGTTTAAATTATTACAAACACTTAAAATTGTAAAGAAATGAAAAAATTAAACGAATCACAAAAGGACTTTATTGGTGGTGCAATCGCATTCACTTTATTTTGGACTGTAATGCTTTATTTTATAGCTACGCAACCAAACTATGCAAGTTCACCGAAAGCCTCGCAAATCGAAGGAAAACACGTTCAATCGCCCGTATTGGAGAAGTATGGGGAATTAATAACTAAACACTCAGCGAAATGAATTGGAAAAAAGAAGTAGAAAGAATTGATTTGGACTTCATGCATGTGAATCACTGTTCTATGGAAGCTCATTACAAAATCGGAGCAATATACTTCCGAATCGATATTGAATGGTGGAAGAATAACTATGATTTTGATACCTCTCGCTATGACATCGACATCAATGTCAAAGGTGGAGTGTGGTGGACCGATGAATTTCCTGAAGATAAGGTCATGGAGTTTGATCCATTATACAAGGAATGGATGCTCAACATGATTGATCACCTAATGGATGAGAGAGAGTTCCTGAGTGAATACACTTGGGGGAATGATAACGATGAAATTGATTGGGATGAGTATGGTATTTAAACTACAACGGATGAAGAGGTTTTGGACAACTAAGTCATCACACGAATACATCAGAGGTACATTCAATGAGGAACTGTACAAGAGAATATGTGAAATCAAATTTAATCAGAAACTATGAAACCACAAGAAAAAGCAGTAAGACTTGTAGATAGATATCTTGATGAAGTTATTAATGAAACAGATATTAATTTTCCATTAGAGTTGCCTAAGCGGCTTGCAATTATTGCGGTTGATATGGTAATTAAGTGCTGTAAAGATTACGATGATGTACACGAAAACTATACCACTCAGGTTGATCATTGGATGGAAGTTAAACAAGAAATTGAAAAACTATGAGCTACAAAAGAAAAGAAAACTACGAAGCATCAATGCTCGGAATCGCCATAAGTTTGGGAATGATGGCAGTTTTAGGAATCATTAAAATAATCACGTTATGTATAAACTAAGTTATTGCTCAGGAAAGACAGTCATCCAATCCTGGACCTTTCCATCCAAAGCATTGTGCTATTGGAAAAAATCAGAGCTATTGAATCAAGGATTGTGCACGGTTGGGAAGTTTAAAGTTGAGCCATGTTAAAGGTAGGATCCGATTTCTCCGGAGTGGGAGCATTCAACCAATCACTCATGCGACTTGGTGTATCATTTGAGGAAGTATTTGCTTGTGACATGGATAAGTATGCTAGAGATACATTCATTCACAACTATGGTGAACCGAAATACTATCCAACCAACGTATATGACCGAGAGATTCCAAGTGAATCTTTGGATATCTATATGACATCTCCACCTTGTC